GTGTTTAGAGATATTGAGTGGAATGAAAGAGGACGACAGTATATGGCCGTTTATTTATGAAATAGATGAAAATGATGATTGGAGAGATCCAAATGTGTGGGCAAAGGCCGTTCCTTCATTACCAAATGTTGTTACGCCTGATTTTATTGAGCAAAGAGTTCTTTTCGCAAAGAACAGCCCAGAGAATGAGGTTGATGTAAGGACAAAGAATATTAATCAGTGGGTTTCTTCATCAAGTGTGTGGATTCAAGATGATAAAATAGTTAAATGTTTGAAAACCATAGAGTTAGACAAATTCAAGAATCGATATGTATATGGAAGTGTGGACCTTGGTTATACAAGTGATTTGACCGCATATACGTTGATGATGGCCCCTGATCCAAATAGAGAGTTTGAGCCTGACAAGTTTATCTTCAAGACGTTTTTCTATCTACCAGAAGATTCACTTAATACAAGCAAGAATTGGGTTAAATATCGTACGTGGAAGAATAATGGTTATTTAATCACAACGCCGGATGATACTACTGACTATCAGTATATTCTTGATGATATGGTTTCTCATATTGGAGAGATGAATTATATCAATTTATCTTATGACGCCTATCAAGCCGTTTTCATGATAATAAAAGCCGAACAGGCAGGAATCCCATGTGCGCCGTTCTCTCAATCACTTGGAAATTTCAATAAAGTAATCACTACTTTCGAGATGTTGATGAATAAGAATTTGATAATCATTGATGATAATCCAATTATAAGATGGAATTTCCAAAATGTTGATATGGCGATGAATACGACTGGACTGAAGAAGCCTAAAAAGAGCCGTGATCCTCAAAAGAAGATAGATGGTGTAATCACGATGTTACAGTGTTTGGGCAATTGGATGGCCGATGGAGGAGAAGGCGATGTTTCTTTCATGAGCTAGTTTTTAAAATATTTTAATAATTTCCATGAAAAGAGATAATTATTTCTATATTAAATATATACATGTATAAATTATGGGCATATTTGACCGTAAAAATAAAATAGTGAGGGATAGTGATGTTCCTCAAGAAGAGGCAGTTTCCAGTGGATATTCATTACCTACTGGACTATCTTTTGATTTACAGAGAATTTTGAATGCGGATAATAATAGTTTATCAGCATATTATAGTGGTATTGAATTGATTTCCAATTCATTAGCTAGTGTTCCAATTCTCGTAAAGAATGTAAATGACAATACAATAGTAAAAGATAGTGAGCTTACTCATATCTTTAATTCAACTAACATATCTAAGTTCTTGTTAATCAAACAGTTAATTACTGATGCTTACAACTATGGTAATGGTTTCGCTTATATCAAGAGAGGTAGTAATGGTATTCCAACAGAAATTATTTATAGACCGTTCGGTAGTGTTTCAATAATATATAATCCAACAACTTTAAAGTTATACTATCTTGACCCAATTGTTTCATCAAGGAAGATTGAGCCGGTTAATATGATACATATCAGAAAAGATACAAAGGACGGTATTAATGGTATTTCAATATCAAAGATTGGAGCAAAGATATTCGACTTAGCAAAGAGCACAGACAGCACAGCAAAGGACTTTTTCGACAGTGGGTGTAATGTTTCTGGTGTACTTACTTCAACAAAACCTCTTAATCCACAGGCAAAACAAGAGATATTGAGCGATTGGAGAGCCGCTTTTAATAAACAGAAGGCAAACAACGTAGGTGTTCTTGGTTATGACTTGAAATATACTCCGGTTTCTAACAACGCTAATGATTCTCAACTTCTTCAGAGCCGTGAATTTAATGTTCTTGAGATTGCGAGATATTTGAATATTAATCCTCTTCTTCTTGGTGTTCAGCATGGTGGTAGCGCTTATGGATCACTTGAATCAGCACAGCTTGACTTGATTATTCATACTTTACTTCCATGGATAAACTTGATAGAGGAAGAATTCAATAATAAACTTATACTTCCATCACAGAGAGGACAAATTTATATTGATTTCGATGAGGACAAGATTATGTTCGCTAATAAAACAGATACAGCAAATTATTATACTAATCTTGTTAAAAACGGTATTCTCTCAATAAATGAGGCACGCACAGCACTTGGTTATGGTGAGAAAGAAGGACTTGATGAAAATTTCATCCCATATACTGATATTAATCAAAATAAAGTTAATGGAGAGGGGACAGAAAATGGAAAAGAAGAAAATAAAGAAGATACAGTTTAAAGATATTGTTTATACTGATACATATAATCCAGAAGATGTAAAACCAGTTAATAGGACATATCGCTATATCGTTGATACTCAAGGAGTTGAGAGATTATGTGTAGAAGAAGAAATATATGACGAAAAAGAAAATGAAGAATAAAAACTTAATATATCGTTCAATTGGAACTTTTGATGAAAATACTGATGAAAATTCTAGAACTATATCTGGTATAGCGATAGTATTCGACAGTTATTCAAGAGATCTTGGTGGTTTCATTGAGAGAATAGACCGTGGCGCTATATCAGAGGACTTCCTTGCTAATCAGGATGTAATCATGAATGTAGACCATGACAATTCTAGAATGCTTGCGCGCTATAATCACGGAGAAGGCACTCTTCAACTTTCACTTGAAGATGACGGACTTCACTTCCAATTCGAGGCCCCAAATACTTCTCTTGGAGATGAGGTATTATACAATGTTCGACATGGAAATTTATTCGAATGTTCATTTGCTTGTTATTTAAACAGAAATGATATTGATGTTATTCATGAAGATGATCAGACCGTTCATGTTATAAAGAATATCAGAGCACTTCTTGATTGTAGTATTGTAGTTCACGCCGCATATCCCGATACAGATGTTCAGGCACGTAATCTTGAACTCGCCGAAAAACAGGCCGAAGAGGATGCGGAGAGAAGAGCTGAAGAAGAGAGACAAGAAGAAGAGCGTAAAACAAAGATTATCAATGACTTAGATGAAAAGTTGAAAAGTTTCTATAATTCAATAAATATATAAATTCTAAAATTATGACTAGTATTGAAATTTTAGACAAAAAGAATCAATTAATTCAAAGAAATGCGAGCATAATTTCAGAGGCTAAAAAAGAGGTACGAGAGCTTACTCAAGAAGAAAATGACGAGTTCACAAAGAATGAAGAAGAAATCCGTTCTTTAGAGGCTGCTGAAAAAGAGCTTGACAAAGAGCTTGAAATTATTGATGAAAACAAAAACAAAAATACAAATAAAACTATTTCTAGAAATATGAAAAAAGAAAACTTACTTTTAAATGAAATCGTAAAGAGAATGGAGAATGGTGATTCATCTGCCTTCACTGTTTCAAGAGCTTATGAAATCACAGGCGCAAGTGGAGAAGGTGAAGATCTTGTTCAGACTGATGTTCTTGACTTATGGGAACCTCTTAAATCAAACAATGTTCTTGCTGATAGTGGAGTTCAGATATTTACAAATCTGCACGGGGATGTTCAAATTCCTCTTTACAGTGGATCAAACGTTTCTTTCGTTGGTGAAAAGGCAAACGCAAGTGATGGATCCGGCACATTTACTTCAGTTTCTATGACCCCACATAGAATCTCTGGTGTATATCCTATCACTCTTCAGTTCGCAAAACAATGTGGTGATGATGTTCTTCCAAAGGTTATGAATGGTATTGCTAATTCAGTTCTTGAAAAAGTTCAGGCTGAAATGTTATCTAACAATGCTGGCACTTCAGTAAAACCTTCTGGACTCGCTTACAATGTTGCTGCTGTAGATATCGCTAATTATGAAGATCTTACAGACTTCGAGGCTGGAATGGAAGAGAAGAAATTCAATGACTTCAAATTTATCCTTTCCCCTAAATCAAAGGCTGCACTTAAGAGAATGATTAAGGGTACAAACAATACTGGCATGGTATATGACGGAGGTGAAGTTGACGGTTATCCTGCTGCTTGGACTCAGGACGTTGCTGCTAATAAAGGCCTTGTTGCTGACTGGAGCAATGTAGTTCTTGGTTTATGGGGTGATCCTCTTATTAGCGTAGTTGCTGATACTCAATCACTTACCGCTGGTAGTTTCAATATCATCGTAAACGCCTTTGTTGACTGGAAGGCTGTTCGTGAAGATTCAGTTGCTGTTATCAATACTTATACAACAGCTTAATTAATTGATAGTCAAATGGTTGGATAACTATTTGATATTCAACTACTTACTTTTCTATCATTATATATTTATTCCGGGGCGGTGTGGAAATATAAACCGCCGCCCCTTTTTAAAAAAAAAATTAATAATAAAATGGGATATATTAGTCTTACTAGATTGAAAAAACATTTGAATATAGATACTGATTTTACCGATGATGATGATTACATTACTTCATTGGAGATTGTTGGTGAGGATGTTGTTTCTAAATATATTAACCGTGATTTATCAGATCTAGAAGATGAGAATCATAATATTCCAGCCGCAATTGAGCACGCTATACTTTTATTCGTGGGCACTCAATATGCTATCAGAGAAAGTGTTTCATCATCAAATATGAATACTGTTCCAAATAGTTTCGAATTACTTGCAGATTTATATAGAAAATATAACTAATTGATTAACAAATGTTTAGTGGAATATTAAATGAAATAATTGAAATATGGAGAATGACCACTACTAAAAACCGTGTTGGTGAAGAGGAGCAAATTGTTCAGAAATACAAGACCACAAGGGCTGGTGTTTCTAATAATACTACCTCTAGACAAGTTATAAACTATGAGATACAATATCCATATACGAAATACTTTATCACTAGAATATATGTTGATGTTCAAGAAGATGATTATATAAAATATAAAGGAAAATTTTATAGAATATTATCAATTGAAGAGAACAGAGAGCTTCAGAATAAAAGAATAGATGTTGAGATTGCGAATGGTATTTATTTCGAAGATACAAGTTATAGTTATTCTTATACAGGACAAATAAATAATGGCTAACTAAATGAAAACCAATGGCTTAGAATGTAATATTGAAGAAGTGTTCAATAAATTTTGTGATTTATCATCTTCTGAAATGACAAAGGCCGTTCGAAG